TTGTTGGCTAACTTTTGAGAGTCAGCTAGCATACTTTTGTAGTTGTTCGAGCTCTCTAATAGGTTGTTAATTTCCATGATTTAAAAAAAATTAAAGTTTCGTTAATAATAAATTTACTTAATAATACCGGCTAATTTTTGCATTCTTCTAACAGTATCAGAAACTTCGTTAATTACTTCTGGTTTAGAAGCTGTAGTTCCTGTTGCTTTAGAAGCCATGCCTAGTTTAGTTTTCGATTCCTTAATAGTGTTGTTAGATTCTTTTTTACTAACTACACTGTCAGAAACAGTTTCATAAACTAATTTAACCTCTTTAACAGTTTCTGCTTTATCAAAAGCAGCTATAATGTTAACTTTTTGACTTTCTGAAAGGTCATTAGATTTAAAGATCTTGTTAACATATAAAAGTTTTGAATTTAGTATATTTACTTCGTTCAATTCTTTCTTTAAAGTTTCAATAGTTTCTAATGCTTGAGATAACTCATCATTTTCTTCTGTTTCAACTTCTTCGTTAACAACTTCTTCTTTAGCTTCTTCTTTCACCTCGTCTACTTCTTTGTCATGTTTACCTTCTGATTTTTCGTCATCTTTAGGTGCTTCGTTAACTTCAGCAGTAGCTTCTAGTTCTTTAAGTAACTCATCTAAATCAATTTCTTCTTCGTCTTCGACCTCAACATCGTCAACTGGTGCATCGATAGCAGGCTCATCGCCCATACCTTCGATATCTCCAGCATCCATGTCTGCAGGTCCTTCGGCTCCATCACCAACTTCTTGAGCTATGATGTCTCTGATAAGATCCTTAAACTGATCAACAGTTAAGTTACTTACATCCTCATCACCTTCAGGAGCGTCATGGTCTTCAGCTTCGTCTTCAGATTCTTCTGAATCATCCTCAGCTTCGTCTACTTCAACTTCAGCTACATCTGCTTCTACTTCTGCAAGATCTTCGTCCATTTCTTTGTCCTTAGGAGCTTCCTCGATAGATTCCTCTTCAGATACTTCTTCAGATTCTTCTATTGATTCGTCTTTTTTATCATGCTTAGCTTCGTCTTTTTTCTTGTCATGCATTCCTTCATCTTTCTTTTTGTCATGCATTCCTTCTTCTACCTCTTCTTCATTTACGTTTTCTACTTCTTCGTTCTTGGAGTCATCCATTTCTTGAAGTTTAGCAGCTAACATATCTTTTAGATGAGGAGTTAAAGACTCTTCTAAAGCTTCCTTAGCGTTAGCAATAGCGGCTTCTCTTACAGACTTAGCTTCAGCAATAGCTTGCTTGAATAAATCTTTGTTTGCCATTTTAAAAAATTGTTGTGATTCTACGATTATTAGGAATCGTAATAAGAATTATAAAAGTGTTAGATGCAATATATAGATTGCATATTCTTTATATAAATATATACTTTTTCTGGAAACCGTTATGCTCTCAAAATATCGTTTATGATATTATCTAAATTAGAATATTTAGAGGCTTTTTGTTTAGCTTCATTTAAAGCTACAGGGTTCATAAATGCACCGTGAGTTGAAGGATTAGATACAAAATCCCAGCATACTAATTCAAAGTCTGGTTGTACTTCTAAATGTCCTTCGTTAGTTTGAGAAACTGAACCGGTACCTCTAGACGATATACCAATAGTATGTCCAGCTTTAATAATTTCTTTTACTATATTACCAGCAGGAGTATTTAATAATTCTACTCTACCCATTAAGTCGTTTCCGTCCCACCATAAGTCTTTTACTACATGAGAAGCATTTTTTAAAGATACTACAGGAGTTTCAGGATGATCTAATTCTCCAAAAGCATTACCTTTTTTAACGAACTCGTCTACATATTTTTTAGCTTCTCTAGCTAATAAATCCTTCTTATATATTCTACCATTTTGGTTTTCAGCTAATGCTCTTTGCATTATACCTTCTACTTCAAATACTCCAGGTCTTCCTTTAGCTTCTCTAATGGTAGGTTTAAATGGTGTTACGTCTACTAATAATTGTGCCATATTTTTATCCAATTAAATCTTGTCTTCCAACTGCCTTAAGAATAACTTCTGAAGCTTTATCAAGATCATGATATTTTGCTTCTTCTTGATTAAATTCAGCAGCACCGTCGATCATTGCTTTTACAAATTCAGCTATAGATACTCCATTATTGTCAGCATCTATAAATTCTTGTGTAGCTTGAGCAGCTAAGTTTTCATTAATAGGTTTTCTGTTTTCGATTAAGAATTTTTTTAAATCAAAGTTTTTCATAATTAAAAATATCTTTTTACTGGTGCGAATATAGTTTGTTTAGGAGATTCTTCATTTTGAGGAGTCTCTATATCTTTAGGCATAAATTTAACTTTAGGTATTTCAACTCCTTTCATTAATCTACTACCTCCAACCATTCTTGAATCTTTATTAAATGCTGATTCTATAGCAGGTGCTAAAAATGCTCCTACTTTAAGACCGTCTTCGTTTTCTACATCTCCTACTTTATTAAATACGTTTTGTAGTTTTTCTCTAGTCTTAGCTTGATAAGATTCTATATCAGTGACTATGTTCTGTAAGTCATTTAATATAACTTGCATACCTTTATAACCGCCATAAGTATCAGCTAAAGTAGCTAATTCCTGAGTAGCAGCTTCATTAATAGTATCTTCGTTTAATGACTTTTTAATAATAGACTTGATAGCTTCTTTTAACTGCTCATTCTTCTCATCATCTTTTCCCATCGCTTTTTTAATAGCTTTATCTTTAGCTGCCATATAATCATCAGAGTCTACATCTCCGTCTCCGTCGTGATCTTTACCTTTCTTTTCATCTACTCCTTTAGCAGCGTCTTTAATTTTTACTATATGACCATCTAAATAGTCTACTTCGTCTATAGGAAGTCCCATATCTTGAACTTGTCCTTTAATAGTTTTAACTATATACTCAGCCTGACTAAGAATCTTAGCTGCATAAGCTGGATCTTTTAGAGCCTGTATTTCATGCATAAATAATAAATCATGCAATTTAGCTAATCTGATTGCTTCTTCTTTATTATATTCTTCTCCATATTCACCCGCTACCACTTTATCCATAAAAGCTTTAGCTCCAGGACATATTTTATAATATTTTGTTTGGTATCCATGAACATTCACATTAAATTTATCAGCAGCATATTCACCTTCATTTTTTCTTCTTTTATGACCGTGGTGTGAAGAATTAATTATCTGTAGTTCAGTTATAGGAATGTCTTTTACTGTCTTGCTTCCTTCTTTAAAAAATACATCATAATGAGTAACTGTTCCGTCTTCTAATAAAGTATGTTGTCCTTCTAAACATATTCCATGACCGTATTTTTCATGTAGTACATGATTAGCGCAATCGTGGTGTATTACTCCATCTTCTTCATTAAGTCCATCAGCTCCCATCATATCGCTAGGACCAGGGTAATTAACGCTAACAAATTCGTTAAATTCATCTATAGGATCTGCTCCATCCATCAAGTCTTGATAATGAGTTTTAATAAACTCTTTAATAAGCATATCAATACCTTTTATTTCACCATACTTTTCTTTTATTCTTCCAATAGCAGAAGCAATAACTTCTTTTAATATAGGAGTACCTTCAGCTTTAGTATAATTGCTAGGCTCAGTTTCTGGTTTTTTATTACCTTTTCTATCTATACCCATTACTTCTCCTACTTCATCTTCTACTTCACCGACTACTTCATCTTCTATCTCTCTAATACTACTAACCGCTGATTGTAGTTTTTCAAGAGTAATACCTAAAGTTTCAGCTAAATCTTCTAACCTACCTTCTTTTAACATAGTCTTAGCTTCTTTTAAATCAGCTTTTTTTAAGTCGTTAAATAGGTCTTTTTTTAGTTCTCCTCTTTTTACAGGAACTTCTCTATCATGCTTATCTACATTAGTTGATTCACCTGCTACTATATCTATATAGTAATTAGGATGTTTTATTAAATTATCTTTAGCTTTTTTAGCAGCTTTTAAATAATCTTCTGTGGTTACATTTCTATCATCAAATGGTGGTTTAAGTCCTGCTGCTTGAAGTTCATAAAATATACCTCTTTCCAGTCTAGTCAAATCTATATTTGCAGCTGGTCTTTCATCGTATATTTCTGTACCAGTAGGTTTAGTTTCAAAGATAAGTCCTTTATTTTTTAATATAGATACTGAATCTTTAAATCCATTGAATTGGGATATATATTGTGGGAATTCCTGTCTCATCTGTCTCACGAATTCCTTTTTAGCCATCTTCCCTTCGTTGACGGCTCTATACTTTTCTGTTGCGGTTACTAGTCTCATGTTTATAAATAGTCAAATCCTTTAGTATGTGATGGCCGTTTAGGACGGCTTACCTTCTTATAACCATGCTTTCTAGAGATCTTTCCAGCTCTATTAGCGTTTCCAAAAGCATACTTAGTTTTGTAGTTCTCTCCAGCACCTGCTGCAAAAGAAGCTCCACCGCTCGTAGTATTTGCTTCTGATAATACTTCTCTTACTAATTTAATTAGTTGTGATCTTGTCATAAGTTTTTTAACTCATTAACTAAATCGTAATATTGCATTAAATTAATTAAATGTGTATCGTTTACTTTATCAGTCTTTTTTAAAGGTTTAATACCTTTAAGTACTTCATCTAATTTAATCTTAACAATATCATCCTTAACATTACTAGCTAATTTAGTAACTTCATTAATAATATTATCTAACTCAGTATTAACTAAGTTGTATAATCTTCTATTAGAGTTTACTGAGGTAATAAATTCTTTTAAAATTCTCTTTTGAGGAGCTAAAAGATTTTTATAATTATCATTAAACTTTTCTAATAATATCTTAAAAGTAAGCATCTTTAAATCTTTATCATACTTACTATACTCTTCTATTAAGCTATCCTTAACTTGTGATTGATCTTGATCTTTAGATGTTAAATGCTCTAGTAGAGTACATTTATTAGATACTAAGAAATTAGGATCAACCATACTAGAATTATTTTGAGCCTCTAATAAACAGTATAATGAAGCTAGAGGTTTATAATCTCTTACTTCCATACCGAAAAACTCTTCTAGTTTATAATTCTCTTTAATAGCAGAAATCAAATCATATTTCTGTTTCTTCAATAATTTTTGATTAAGTTTCCTAGAAACTTCTGTAATAGTTGAAATTATAGTTTCTGCTTTACTTTGAGATACTTTTTTATTTCTTAAAATAAATTCGTATAATTTATATTCTTTAGCTAAAGTTGTTCTACCCGCAAAAAACTCTTTTAGGATAGCAATAGCGTTAGATTCTTTATTATCTAAAGTATCAGCTGCAATCTGCTTTATTAGCAGTTCAAATATAAGTCCAGTATTACGATACTTTGAGTGCTTTATCTTCATTATATACGTTTACTATTATAAATATGTATTAGTTACCTAAATCTTTAATATTATCTTCGCTCAATAACTTTGAGTTATTCTTATTATCTTTTTTGAAAACAATATCTTTAAGATCCTTTTCATTTTGCAAGTAAACTGTTTGTGCTGTAGAATTTTCTAAAACGTTTTCATTATCGGAAGGATAACCTCCTTTCATACCATGCTGACCTAAAGGATCTCTTCCTCCTACAGGATTATCGTTAGTTCCATAGACAGACATTTTCTCTCTAGGACGTCCTCCTTCTGGACCTGGTTCACCATGTTTAGGCAGTTCTTCGTAACCTGCTGGTACTTCTCCTGGTCCTGCTCCTTTAGGAGTAGAAGTAGATCTTCTACCGTACATAGATGCAAGATCATGAGGTGTACCGTAAGTAGTACCTGATTTAGCTGGATCATTACCTTCACCTTCTATCTGAGCTAATCTAAATATACGTTTAGAATCCTCTCTTACAAGGTCTCTCATTTCCATATAATTATCTTCAGACATATCGAAGATTTTTTCATAGATATAATCAGATGAGAATAACTTAGTATCTTTCATTTGATTAGCTAAATCTACTTTTTCTTTTAATAAAGCTACTTTTTCTTGTTCAAATATAATAGATGGAGTAGTTAATTTAATTTCAAAGTTAGTTAAACTATCTCCTGTAAATCCTTGAGAATATAAATGTACTAAAGCTATTTTAGTTAATTCAGATTCTACTATTCTTTGTATTCTTTCTACAGTTCTTGCAAATCTAATATCTTCTGCTGCTAATGTAGCTTTACCTTGTAAGTCTCCTTCATATCCAAAATATGCTTTTGGAATCTTAAGAGCAGCAAATAACTTCTGCTGTAAGTATTCTACGTCTGCTTTACCGTCATATTCTAAACCTTTAGTAGTTTCAATTCTAGTAGAAGTATCTCCTCCTCTTACAGGTAAGTAGAAATCTTCCATCATATTCTGAAGATTAAACTTAAGGTTATATTGACCATCATCTCCTACATAAGGAGTTTTTTTCATCTGATTGATAGTCTTTTGCATAAACTGCTCTACCTCATTTGGAGGAACATTACCTACGTTAATATAGAACATTCTCTTTTCAGGTGCTCTCATTATACGATGTATTAACATCGCATCTTCCATTAAAGTAGTTTGTCTAAATATTTTTCTAGCTGGTTCTAAATAAGAACGTCCATAAGGTAAGTATTGGGTATCTGATATTAATCTAAAATGAGCTACTTCATAATTATCAAAGTTAACTACTTTTTTATTAGACTTTCTTTTTGGTAAGTAACTAGGGTTTTGAGATGCTGCTAGTCCGTCAGGATCTAATTGAAAAATAACCTTAGCAGGATTTTCAGGATCTTCTCCTTCTCTCCTTACCATATGATATACAGTATAAGGAAGTACGTTATATACTCCAAATTTTTCAGATATTTCTAATTTAAGGAAGAAATCTCCATACTTACACATATTTCTAATCCATGACCATAAATTAAATTCTATATTTAATACGTCATAAAATAGATTATAAAGTACTCTCTGAATATTTTCATCAGATGATTTTATCTGTAATATTTCATTTACATCGTTTTTTACTGTAGCTTCATCAGCTATAATATCTAATGCGGATGCAATAATTGGATCTGTATCCATAGCTTCATAATCTGAATAAAGCTGGATTCTAAGTGTTTGGTAATTTAGATTAGGATTAAATATATTTCTATTATTATAGATATATAACCTGCTAAATCTATCTACTAGTGAATTTGTTTGGTATCTTCCAGTTCTTTGTATTTGGTTAACATCAGCTATTTTTAGCTCGTTTCCACCAATATTTCTTACAACTACGTCTGTAGAAAATAATCTTTTAAGTCTACCAAATAATGAAGTATCTGCCATTAAACGTTTAATTTATATATAAATAGTCTATTTTAGTAACCAAGTGATATCCTCTTGTCCACCCGGTGTCTTTAAAAGATAAGGATTTTCTTTCTTATTTCCAACTGTTTTTATAACTGCTTGGTTTTTTGCGTTTAAATTAGAAAAAGACGATAATTGTGCTCTAGCTAAGTCCATTCCTTGTTGTCTTAGTTTTAGAGCAGTATCTCTTACATAAAGTGCAGTTGCACAAGATATAAGTAAATCATCGTTATATCTATCTTGAGCTTGAGGTTTTCCGTTTTTCCATACAAAAACTCTCATTTCTCCTAATAATCTTTTAGATTGTATAGTAACTGATTTTTCTCTAATGTATTCTATCATCTTAGCTACTACTAAAGGTCGTGTTCTCATAGACATAGTAAAACCAGGAACTAACTTATCCCTTTCGTACTTATGCATATATGATTCTACTGATTCCATATTAGAAGTAGAGCTATAGTATAAGTTTTTATACTCTCTTTCAAGCACTTGCTCTATTGTAGCCCACCCAATATTAGCGTTTTCAACTACTAATAATGCATCATTATACTCAGATGCTATACCAACCAATACGTTACCGAAATCTTTAGGAGATATCTTACCCTTATACTCTGCTATTTGAGTACAACTTTCTACATCAAATATATGAAAAGCAGAATAATCACTAGAATCTCCTCTAGCTACGTCAGCTACTACCATATAAGATTTAGAGTAGTCTACTCCTTCCCATATCCATAAATTACCATCTACTCCTCTTCTTTCTAAAGGTTCTTTTTCATAAGTCTTTTCATAATACAACATATCATCTGGTTCAAATACGGTATCACCAGAAGCTAAGAAGTCGCAATCACATTCCTGACCAGCCATACGAGGACCTAAGTCAGAGTCTTGTTGATCTCTCCATTCTTGGTCTCTTTCAGGATGTACAGTCCAAGGTAGTCTAATAGACAAAAATGAATTTTCTCCTGATATGGCTTTTTCCCAAGTTAAATGAAACCAATTACCAATACCATTAGGTGTTGATAAAGCCATACATTGACCACCAGTTGCTAATGTTTGTTGTGCAGCAGTAAAGGTTTCTTCAATATTATCAATAAAAGCTGCCTCATCTATTAATAGTAACGATACTGCTTCTGATCTTGCAGCATCAGCATTAGATGATTTAGCTTGTACTTTTGATCCATTCCTTAATCTTAAAGATAATTTATTTTTTTCTACCGCAGGTAACTTTAACCATTTAGGTAACTGATCATACATAAAAATAACCTTAGTTACTAAGTTACGAGCAGTTGCTTGAGTAGTTGCTAATGCTAGTACGTTTTTATCTTTATGAAATAACATCAACCATAATGAATATGCTGATGCTAAAGTAGATATACCTAGCTGTCTAGACTTTAAAGTTATACTATATTGATTTTCTTTATAAAGATTTAATACTTTTTCTTGAAAAGGGTAGAGGTTAAATAATATTCTACCTCGCGTAGGGTGCTGTATATAGCAGTACTTACGCATAAAGTAGGCAGGATTTTTAGCACATTTAATATATTCTTGTGCTATTATCTTTTTGATATTTTGACTCATAACTTTTAGAAATTATAAGACCACTCCGGTAGTCCGTCTTTCATTGTAGCCTTGATTTTGGTGCCAACTAAACCTTCTAAACTGGCTGATGGTACTTTTACAAAACTTCCAGTTTTATCATTTAAGAATACTATTTCTTCAAAACCTTCAGCTTTAGCATAGGCTCTTATAACTCTCTTAATAAACTCTTTTTCAAATGCATCTGCGTCAAAGCTATTTCCTTTTTTGTATTTAGTTAATTTTACATCAGTTAAATCTAAATCTCCATAGTAGTTGCTAATAGCATCGTCTCCTATTTGTAAAATTCTATCTGTAATATTTTGATCTTGTTTTAAAGCTGCGGCAAGAATAATTAAAATTCTGTGGAAAGGTCTTGCACCGTATTTAGCAGGAGGTTCAAAAGGTTCAGGTAAAATTTCATTTACTCTACTAACTATAAAATCTATCATAGCTTTATCTGTATTTTTAGCAAATTTAAACTTTTGACCTGCTGGTCTTGCTCCTGTGTTTTTTACTTCAATACCTATTCCACCTGCAGCTACATCACCATGAGGTGAATCTGATGTTACGTCAGATATTAATGTAGCTAAATATATTTCACCTTTTCCTGTGGCTATATTACCCGCAGGAGGTTTTTTGTTCATTAAATACTTAAGAGTTTCTCCTGAGATTTTACCTTTGAATGGTGCATATAAATTTCCAGATTTACCTAAACTAGAATAAGTAGGAAACTTACCTATCATACTATGGTAATTTTGAATATCTCCGTTTTCTACTAATTCATTATAGATATACTTTTTGATATTTGCTACTGCTTTACCTTGCCCGTCTAAATAATTAAAAACATCTTGTTTATACGTTATAGCTGATATTCCATTTAATATGGACCTTAATTGCTCGGGGGTATAATCTCCTTGATTGATAGCATTTATAACTTCTTTTTTAGATATTTCTCCGTCAGCATCAGTAAGTTCTTTAATCAAATGATCTAATATAACTTTATCTTCTATATTATTTATATCAGGAATACCTGTTTTAGTTCTCCATGCCCACTCAGTATACAGTTTATCTATTACGCTCATTATGCTTCTGGTTCTTCTGCTGGTTCTTCAAAATCTATTGGCTCTCCTGTTAAGTCTGCTCCTCCTTCTTCTCCTGGTTCGTCTAGGTCAGTACCTGCTCCTGTTCCTGCATCAGCTCCAGGGAAGTCTCCTCCTCCGGTATCAGCAGAATCAAAATCATCAGGTGCTCCTTCTCCTTCTTCTCCTCCAGCTTTAAAAGGTGCTTGTTGATATAAAAGAGTAAGTTTATCTAAAGCTTGTTGGTAATCGCTTATTTTATTTATATAATATCTTTTACCCATTATTTGAGCTTCAAATCCATCTCCTAACCATTTAAGTATATATTCTTGACCATTTTTTAAATTAATTCTAAACGTACTAGGTCTTGGAGAAACCCAATCTATAGACTCTACAAAGTCTTTAAAATCTTCAGTTTGTAATTTAGTAATAGCTGATTTAACTGTAGGAAATTTATTTAGTATTATATCAGTACTATCTTCTAAAACTGTGTCTTTTGGAGCATCAGTATCAGGTTCTTCTTCTGGTTCTGGCTCTTGTTCTTTTACTAGATCGTTTAAGTTTTCAAATAACAGTTTATTAATATTCTCTTCTAATGATCTTGCTGTTTTGAACATTTCATACTGTTCAGGTCTTTCAGTTCTTAAATATCTTTGTAGTTTTCTAAAGTTAGTTTTTATTAATTCAAATAATTCTCTAGCAGCTTTATCTGTTCTAACTTCTTTATTTCTCATAAGATCTTTTATATCATCAATTATTTCATCATAATCGTTATATAATTTTCTGAAAGAAGGTAATCTTATAATCTTATGTTTTATAGAACCGGTAGTTTTATTTTCTCCATCAAATTTAAATAATGTATCTAAATCTCTACTTATAAAATCTTTTGGATGTATTTTACCGTATCTTTTTTCTATAGTCTGTTTAAATCTAGCAGGTAAATCTTCTATTTCGATTGGTCTGTCATTTTCCTGCTCTGAGATTACTTCAGAATATGCTTCTAATACTATCTGTTCTAATTGTTTTTTATTCATATTATTTCATATCCTTTAAAGTTGCTTTAATAGCATTTCTAAATTTTTCTAAAGAATCTTTAGCGGCATCTCTATTTCCTGCTTTTAATGCATTTATTATACCACCTAGATGTTGGTTCTCACTGTGATAATTAACGTCTTCGAAAGAGTTATATAACTTCTGTAACTTCTGTACAGAGGAGCCTAAAGTAGCTTTTAAACCAGCTTTTAACATACCTATATAATCAAAGTCATTAGAGTACATATCTCCTAATCTATATTTTTTTACGTTTTCATTAACAGTGGTCTGTCTTTTTAAATCGTCAAATTCTTGAGCGACATGAACTGCTGCTCTTGCAAATTTTTTAACGTCACTTCCTTCTATTTGAATATAATCAAATCCTCCGCCTTTTAGTTTACGAGTTGTTATTTGTAATGCTAAACCATTTGGTCCTGCAAATCTTTTGAACTGTAATCCATTGTCGTCATAAAGTTCAGTACCTTCATTTATATAATCGTCTTGTTCTTTTCTTCGTTTTTCGTAATCAGTATCTTCTCTCTCTTTATCTGCAAATGGGTTTACTGGTCCATCTGAATCCATATAGTTTTGAATCACTTTTAAATCAAGCTTATATTCCTCTGCTATACCAGCGATTATTTCAGCAGCTTCTTCTCTAGGTTCAAAACCAGATTCATTAGCTCTATCGTCAATTAAGCTTTTTATAGTATCCATATCACCTCTGCCTTCATTAACGTTAGGGTCTAATTGTTGACCTCTATTTTTATTTGATACTGCTTTATCTAAAGCATCTTCAACTTGTTTCTTTTTTCTGTTTAAAGACTTTAAATGATCTATTACTGAATGACCTCTATACTCATGTTCGCCGCCTTTTTCTTTATATAGTTTAGCAAGCTCTTTCATCTTATCTACTATCATTCCATGAACTTTCTGCAGCTTAGCTATTGAATGCTTACCTTTTGGTAAATCACTATCTAATGCTTCATTAGGATAATCATCATCATCTAAATCATCATATCCATAATCTTCTAATCTGTCTACTTCACTACCTAACGTAGTATCATACCTATTATTTGAATAGACCATATTAAATACGCCATAACCGTCCATTCTTGATAATTCATTAGGAAAATTTTGTCTAACTATATCTCTAGCTTCTTCTCCCATTTCTTCTACTCGTCCAACAATTTCTCTTAATCTATCTAAAGCTTCATCTTGATCTGCGTTTTCACTAACCTTATCTGTATAAGCCATATTTGTAGGATCTCCTGCAGATAATTTAATTTTAGTAGTCATTCCATCTCCTTCTTCCATATCACTTATTGATGAATCTACTACATCTACATCTGAGTTTCTTAAATAAACAACTGCATCATAAGTTATAGCTTTTTCTTCAGGTCCCATAAAGTAAAATATAACATTACCTCTACCATCGTTATCTACTATATCGTGCTTATGACCTCCGTATACGTCATTACGTAAAACATCATCAATAACTTTTTGTGCTTTTTTATATTGTGCTCTAGGTACTTTTATATAGTGGTGATCATCTCCTTCTCCTTCTTCTAATGGTCTGCTAGGATCTAAAGCTTTTAATGCTTTTTCTTTTTCACTATCTTGTAAAATACCAGCATCTATTAATTTTGCAACATGCCATAAATTCATATCAGCTGTTCCCATCTTTGGTAATGCTGATAAAGGTTGGTCACCGATATATCCTACTGCTTTTTCTTCCATACCAGGTGATGAATCTTCTCCACCGTAGTCCCAGTTACCTTCTATACCTTTGCCAGGTTTTTGTTTCGGAGGATAAGGAAAAGCTTCGTTTTTTCTTTTTTCTCTTTCTTTTTGTACTAAGAATTGTATCTTCTTTATAATATCTTTTTCAGGATGCTTTTCTAATCTATCTTTTTCTTGAGCATCGGCAAATTCTTGATCTGTCATTTCTCCTACTTTTTTAACTCTTTCAGCTTCTCCTAAAGCAGTATTAACTGTTTTAAAATATTTCTGTAATTGATCTTTTACTACATCTCTATTAATAATAGGATCTCCTGATTGTTGTACTCCTACGTCTGATATTTCTCTATCGTAAGAAGTATCTTTTAAATAAAGTGTATCTCCTACAATATAAAATTGGTATAGATTTTCATTTCCGTTTTTAAAACCTATTAAAAGATCAAATTCATTAGGTTTTATTCTTTTAACTCTAGCTGAAGATATATTTTCTCCTTCAGCCTTCAGAGCTAAGACAGTGCCTTTACCTACCTCCATGGCTATCTTAGCTGTTTCGTTTTGATCAAATGAACTTCCTTCTTGTTCGTTAGTTTCTAAATCTTTAGGTTCTACTAAATCTACATTAACACCTTTATCGGCAAGTTTTTCTGCTTCACCAGCATCTGCTGTTCTTACAGTACCTTCTGCTTCTTTTAGTTGTTTTTGTAATGATTCTTTTAAGATAGTAAGCTTTTTTGTAGTTTCAGCAAGCTTTACTTTACTTTTAGTTTTATAAGAACCGTCAGCTATACATTTAAGTGAAAATTCACATTTAGCCAAGCGATCCTTTATTTCTTGGTAGGTCATTTGATATTTCTTTTATATACGTATATAAATAAATAGATTATTCTTCCCAAATAACATTCTTAAACTTTTCCGGAGATAGTCCGAAAAAATCTGTTCTCCATTTGGTTTGTTCGAAGAAATCTAAATATAACCATTCGCTTTTTCTATTCCATAGTAAATTTGCTATATCATCCCAATCTTTATGTATAACAAATTGTTCTATTTCTTCTTTTTTTTCTTGTACTGCATCATAATCAAACGAATCCCATTCATAGTGAAATACTTCAAAAACTGCATCTTCAGATACGTAGTCTATTGAAATATCTATTCCCCACTTAGGTTTCATTTTTATTATTTTATAAAGCATAGGATTTAAGTTAGCTAATTTTTCTAACTGTAATTTAGCTGTACCGTTAAATCCTTTTCTTTCAAATATATCTGAGTGATTAATATGAGCACCTTCTCTTTTATCCCATACTATCCAATCCTGTCTTAAACAATCTTCATGTCTTCTTTCTATTGGATCATACCCATTAGGTACTAAAAATGCTTGTTCAGCTTTAGTTAAATGATAACCGTTCTGATCAAATAAATCTACGCATTTAGGATCACGTAATATATCTACATCTAAAGTAGGTTCAGTATAATAACCCTGTCTATTAAAATTAGTATTAGCTACTTTCATTTCTTTTTACCACTTTTCATATTAGCACACCAGTGGTACATTTTACCTTTTTCACCACCGTATTTTTTAGCTTTTGCTCTTAAAGAAGTAACAGAACCTTTACAACTAGCTCCTGATTTTTTAACTCTACCAGGTCTAGATTTACCTTTTTTTTTACCGTCTTTAAAATTCTCTAAGTTTACATCTGTTTCTTCAGCTACTGCATCTGCTTGACTTAAATATGGAGCTACTGCATCATACTTAATATACTTTACACCTTGTATACTTTTAAAGTTTTTTGGATTTTTTTCTGGTTCTGTTAAGCTTCTAGCACTATCTTTTGATGAATCAGTGTATGATAGTAGATCATCATCTAAATCTAAAAAAGAAATAATAGATACTAATGTAGCTGCTGCTGCTGTTATAGGTAATGTTGCAAAGGCTGAAGATGCTGCTGTTCCTAAAACAGCCATTTTAATTAAATCTTTAGATTGATCATCTATTAATTTTTGTTGTTGAGGAGTTAATTTTTTACCTCTTTTTTTAGCTGCTAAAAGTTTAAACATTTCTAAAGTTTCTCCACCCTCTTCTTTAGCTGTTTTAAATACTTTTAAAATTTTATTTTTTATATTAGCAATAGTTTCTTTACCTAAGTTTTTTAAAAATCCTAATAAACTAATTTCAGTTATAACTTCTTTTTTCATTCTTTGAGTCTTTCTTTTAGAAGCCTCTTTTCTAGAAGTAATATAATCTAAAGCTGATTTAAGTCTTTTTTTCTTTTTTGGGTCTTTAGTTCTGCCATAAGCAGCTCTAGTTCTTTGATGTATTAAATTAATAACTTGTGATTGTCTAGCGTGAGATTTAGACTTGAAAGTTTTTTTAGCTAAGGTATCGACTATATCTTGTCTAGTACTAAATTTTACCTTTACTGTATCGGAAGGGTCTTCATCGGTATATAACCTTCTGCTAGAACCTTTAGGTTTTTTACCAGTACCTTTTTTAGGATCAGCTTCTCTAATAACTTCTCTTAATAGTTCAGCTAGTTCGTTTTTATAATCTCCTGCATCTGATTTTTTAGTTAAAGGCATTTCTTCTAATTAACTCTCTTTTAATAATATTTTTTTTTCTTTTGAAATTATCTCCTTCATACATCTTTTTAAGTTCTTCGGTAGATGTATTATGAGGAGTATAATGTTTCCAAGTAAACTTATTAGTCATTTTACCTCTGGCATCTCTTACATATTCTTTACTACTAGGTTTAAGTTTTGCTGGCATTATTTTTGTCCTTTCCAAATTTCACCTCTTCTACATCTAACTACTGCTCCTGAAGCATAAGCTGATGGCCAGGTATCATATTTACGTTTTGCTATTCTTGTACATCTATCATCTTTTTCCATCAATACTTCTTTACCTTGTATTTCATGTAAAAGACCTACTGTTAAGTTTTTTATATCTTCTATAGTCATTTCATTTACTTTTTTAAATCCAGAACCAAATGGTGCTGCTTTACCATCTTGAGGATTAGCAGTTTCATTAGTAGGTTCTTGAGTAGGTTCATCATCACCTAAATCTTTTAATAACTCTATTGCTCTTCTTAATTTAGGATTTTTAAATATAGCTGGTTGCTCTTTATCATCTACAGCGTCAATATATTGAAGTATAGACTGAGCCATAGTTTTTGCATTTTTAACATCAGAATTAATCTTAGTTAAAGCTGATGATGGTAGTTCAAGTTCATTATATTGAGTTACTGGAGGTACTTTAGATCTTTGTTTATCTTTTGGATCACTTAATCTAGCTCCTCTTTCTCTAGCATCTTGAGTTAATCTTCCTTTAACTAAGTTACCAGATTTAGTAAAGTAATGTCCTTTTGGAGCTCCTTTAGTTTCTTTTTTTACTGTTGCTTTTTTAGTATTTTTCACGACTGTCTTTCCTTTTGCTCCTGCTTTCTTTTTCTTTCTTGCTGTAGCTGCTCTTTGTGCCTTAGTCAAAGATTGAGCTTTAGCTCTTGGTAAACATCTATCGGGATTTTTTTTATTTTTAGATGTACCGCAAGGTCCTGCTATATTACCTGATGTAGTAATACGAACCCATTTTTCTTTTTTAAACCAATCTCTTAAAGATTCAATAGTTAATTGATGTATCTGTTGATTATTTATCATAGCTCCTTATGCATAAATATCATATTGATAATTATTGCTGCTAGTACTCCAAAGACTACCCACAGAGCTTTATTAACTCCGTCTTTCCATCTTTTGATAGATTCAACTTCTAACATCTTATTATCAAACTCTTTTTGATTACCTTCAAGTTGTTTTCTAAACAAAGTATTTTGATTAGTTTTGACGATTACCCCGTCTTCAGGATTAAGTAAAGTATACTTAAGTTCAGACATATCTTCTTTCATATCTTTTACATCGTCTATTAGTGCTTGTAATTCACCATTAGGCATATGTTTTTTGATATTAACTAACTCTTTTAATACGTTTTCTAGTATTTCTCTTTGTGTAGCCATTTACTTGCTTTTATATAAATATATCTTTATAACTGCTTTCGTATTCTGGAAGTATAATCTTTTAGATCTTGTAATATTTTCTTTTTTGCTTTATTTGACATTCCACCCCAATCTTCTACATCTCCTGCTTCAGTAACAAAAGAACTCTTATCATTTATAGAGTTTAAAACCCAACTTTCTATATCATTAACAAACTCTTTTATGTTGCCGGTTATCATCTTTCTTTCATATTCTTTATACAATCCAGCTTTCCTCAAATCCGCTTCAAACTCTACAGTACAAGGATCAAAACAGAATCCATGTATCTTATACATTTTTTTAGCCATCCAATGCTCTAATGGACCTCCACACTTAGGACAGCATAGTGGCATACGAAGTGCTTTTTTTGCAGCATCTAATTTAGTAATATTTTGCTTGATACCGTCTTTTATAGTCCACTGCTTTCCTCCTTCTTCCCATATATCACCTTCCTTGTGTTTTTTAGAAGATTTTCGATAACCTGTTTGAATTTTAGTACCTGAGGTAAAATCTTTGTTTACTATATTTCTAATTCGTTGAACATCACTTTCTTTAAAATCTTTTTTTAAAAGTGTTTCTTTACTCATAACCTAAATCTTTTAATTCATTAATAACTGAAGTTACATCTCCGTCTTTGCATCTAATTGCAATTCCGCCTTGAGCATTCCACTCGTTAATATTAGACTTTTTATCATCAATTAAAATGCTATTTTCATCAGCGTATCTTTGCTTATCTTTTGAGTATGCAAATATAACTTTTGGTTTTGGGTTTAAATTATTTTTAACCCATAAATTTTTTCCTAATCTAGATGTATTGTCTCTAGACGGTGAAGTAAGTAAGGAAGGACTGTACGGGCTAATAAAGCTCCATAGTTCTTTTCCTTGAGGCATCCAATCCATACCAACCCAAAATCTTACTCCTATTTTAGAATCTATTAAATGCCAAAACTGTTCTAAACCAAACTCTTTTTCGTACTGTTTTGGTGACTTACCTGTAAAGTGTTCAAACCTAGATTCAAAGTTAGTTAGTACTCCATCCATATCACAGTATATTTTATATGGTGGTTTTTCCTTCTGTTCTGGCAGAGGGTATGCTTCTAATAACTCTACTATGCTTTTACTCATTATTTATTTTTTACAGAATCTTCCCAGTTTCTAAATACTATATTTCCTTGCAAATATGCTTCTTTTTCTAATTCTAATAATGCATCTGATTCATTAGTATTGGTAGTATCTATATTACCTAATCTACCTTCTATGTTTTGCATATGATGAACCATCTCATGAGCAAATGATCTCATAACGTCCTTAGGATGTCTTCCTTCAACGTATAATACAATTTCATTTATATTAGGATTATAATAAGCTGTTCTACCAAAAAAGTCTGCTGCTTCTCCAATATCTCTTCTAATTTTAACTTCAGGTAAAGGTCTTATATTCATTTTTTGATCTAACATATACTCTAATAAAGAACCAAAAAATGGGGTATAATCAAATCTGTTTCCTAAATCTTCATCGTCTTTTACTGTGATTCTGATATGATCTTGATTAAATGTTATATGTAACTTATCATCTATATCTCTTAATTTATTAAAAGCATTTACCAGATAAGATCTATCTTTAGATTTTAAAATTGATCTAGGAGCTACAGGAGCTCCAGAATTATTTTCTGATTTAAACGTTTCAGTTATAGTTTCTTCAATTTTTTTATTTAACTGTTCCGCTACTATACTTGACTTTAACATTTTTATTATATTTAAAATATCTTCTCTACTTATTTCTTTTGGAAAAAAATCTCTAATATCATCTAAATTACCGCTTAAAATAGCATTTCTAAAATTAGTTGCTCTAACTTGTTTAGAACTATCTGTTGTTACAGCTAGTCCATCTACATTATCTCTATTTTTAAAAGTAGTAACTCTTTTTAAGTCTACTAAATCTTCATTTCCTCTTACACCTGTTATAGCATAAAAATCATCATTAGGTCTCTCTTTAGCATATTTACTTGAAGCATACATAGGATTTTTTTCTCCTAATACAACTTCTATATCACCTAAATATTTCTTATAAATATTCCAGATCCTTTCTGAGTCTTCAGGTGTAATTCCATTTCTAGTATTACCTCCTATAAAAATAATTACTTTTTCAATAGGTTGTAATTTATCTCCTTTACCTTTTAATACCTCTTCTCCTGCATCTAAATAATTATCTATATCATAAACTTTACCTTTATGAGAATTAGATAATAAATCTTTTACTACATCAAAATGACCTCTATGAGGTGGTTTAAAAGCTCCAGGATATAATGCTATCATGCTAAAAACTGTTGTACATTTTTATCTATTTCCTGAGGTGTAGAATGATTAAGCAGTTCTTGAAAAGTTGGATTAAATAACATATCAGCTATATTATCTAATACTTGTTCATGCCTTGTATCATTCTTCTCTTTTCTATCTCTATACTTTTTTACAGCATCTTTTAACTTATCAGCTCCTGGTCCTACTCCATTATTTCTATATGCTTTTAAAAATGCTTGTTGTAAAGCTTTAGTTTCAGATCTACTCTTAAAATCATAATCTACTCCTACTATAGCTTTTTTAAATTCTTCTTCTTCCTGTTTAGACATTTCAACAGGTTTAAAAAACGTAGAACCTTCTATGCCATTTTCTTCATTATATCTAAGTAAATAATCCTTAATTCCTGCAGGTCCATTTTTAGCTGCAGTATCAAAAGCTTTTATTTCTTTATCAAATTTACCTCCTCTATCGTTAATAAAAATAGACATATTACCGTTAGTCATTTTATAATAATCTTTTATTAACTGGTAAACGTTTCTCCAGGTTTGGAATACAGCTGATCCAGGTACTTTTCTTTTTCTTAAAAAGTTAGATATATAAGATATCATAGGATGAGTATATACCATAATCATGTATATATCATACCCCTTATCTTTTAGGTCTTGTACCTTTTTAGGGTTAGAAGCTGTAGTATCCCAGACGAAGCTAGTTCCTGATGCCGCTAGATCCTCTGCCTCCTTGTCCGCCAGACGAGCTCCTGCCCCCAGATTGTTGAACGCTGGATGTTCCGGATCCTCCACGTACTTGTCCGGATTGACTTGAGGAAGGGAAGACAGGCCTAGTTGAGTTAGGAGGTACGATTTGCCCACCGCTGCTCCTCCAGCCATTATTATTACCTTGGGTCGATCTGTTGCTTCTAATATTAAGTCCGTTAATTTGATCATTGTTATAATTATTAGGATTATTGTAAACTCTAGGTTTTACATTATAGTTTTCTCTTAATTCATTTACTATATTATCAATATTATTATTATTGTTTCTTGGTTTATTATATCTTCTTACTATTATATTTTCAATATTATTATTATCTATTGGTATAATAGAATTTGTTCTACTACCTCTATGCCCTCTTACATATGCTATATTAACATTTTCTCTACTGCTGTTCCAAATAACATTATATGATGAGTTATAAAAAGGTCCATCGAACCAACTGTGCCCCCAATTATAAGGTCTATACCAGTTGTGCCTCCATGGATTATGCCAACTACTATACCCCCAATAATAGGGATAATTAAATGCCCAATCATACCAAAAATTATGTCTATTAAAGTAAACATCAAAAGAATTATAAGGTCTCCATATATTGTAACTAAAACTACTATACCAATTATAAGGTTGGTTCATAGCATATTGAGCGTAGTTCCATCTAAAATTAAAATCAGTTCTTAATTTCCATCTAACTTGGGAGTACGATAAGGTATCTATTTTAGTATCAGATGGTACCTCTAATACCAATTCAGGACCGTATACCGGATCGTGATTAAGAGTAGATAGTCTGTATGTAGAACAACTTGATAATAATAAACATAACGCTATTACTACTATAGCTCCGATAAATCTACCTATTTTTTCTGGTCCTCTATTCATAATTAAATTTTTAAAGTTGTAGGGTAACTATTATAAATAGGTTCAACTGTAGGGTTTTCTAAAGAGTATAGTTTATAAATCATTTTAAATAACTCAAAATTATTATCTATATCGTCAACTACTCTTATCTGCCAGCCCTTACCTTGGTATACTCCTTTCTTTTTAGAATTAGACCTAGTATGAGCTTTTAACCAAATAATTCCTGTCCTATCTATTTTTATTCCTTTAGTTTCTTCTAATGCTTTAGCATAAGCTGCTAGTTGAAGATCATAGGATTTATGTATACTATTAGAAGTTTTAAGGTCTAATAACCAAGTCTCTCCATCTAACTCAACAACTAAGTCAGCAGTACCAGCATATTTATGCTCATCTGAAAATACAAACTCTTCTGCTGATATAGGTTTAGGGTTATAAGTTTTCCAAAATTCATAAAACTTTAATATCATTTCCCATACTAGTTGAGAATATCTAGCATTTCCGAAGTCATCCATCCAGGATACTTCTTCTCCTCTTATTAATTTCTCAGCAGCTTCATGTACCTGTGTACCCTCTTTACCTGCTTTTCTCATAATTAGATCGGCGTTATGCCCAACATCCTTCAACCATGTTTCGAAGAATTTAGCTTTGGGCATATACTGGAGTATTGTAGTTACGGACGGGTAATATACTCCTTCCGATCTTTTATAAACTCTCCTATCAAGAAAGTTAATTTGTTTTAATTCAGGGTTAAATTGTAATCTATTCTTATCATTTTCTTTAAGAATATTTGTTCCTTGCTTTATCATATTTCTAATTTATGCATCATTAGAGTACTTAAGTCTAATTCCTTTGCTGTTTGTACAAGTTCTGTAAATTGTTTGAATCCCATTTCCGAAGGATCTTTGTCAGTTAGTTTAACTAAAAATACTCTTTTACCTAAACTAAGTAAGTGTTCGCTTATTTCTAATGCTTTTAATCTAGCATCAGTGTCTAAAGCTATATAAATGTCTTTGTTATTACTTGATATAAGTTTCTTTATTAATGTATTAGAGAGGGTCTTTCCCAGTATAGGAATAGCGTTTCTTTTAATTGCTATAGCATCAAAAACTCCCTCGCATAAAATAACAGGCTGATTCCAATTAATTAAGTTCTCGAAAAATATTATGTCTTTGGAAACTTCAGGATTCCTGTACTTGTGATAGGATCCCTCATGAGTTCTTGCAATAAAATAATTGAGGATATTCGATTCAGAATAACTTGGGATAATAATTCGTCCTCCATACTCTCCAGCTGTGCAATACCCAACGTTGTATTTAATAAAATCATTGTCGCTAAATCCTCTCTCATAAAGATATTTTTTTATTTTATTTGCTATTATAGAGGTCGTAGAAGCATTATATAAGGTTTTAAACTCTTTTGGTAGCTGAACTGCAGCTACTTCTCTATATTCTGTTTCAGATCCTTTAGGAACATATCTTAGTACCTCTGTAGCTTGATCTCTAGGAATTTTTAACTGATATAGTAGAGACTTAATGGTTCTACCTTTAGTTTGACATACCCAGCATTCCCAAGGATTCTGTCCTTTTTCGTTAGTTCTAAAGTTGATTTCAAGTTTAGGCTTATGATGATTACAAAAAGGGCAGTTAAAAGCATGGTTCTCTCTAGCTCTTTTGTAACTTTTGCCTAAAATATTTTCTATACTACCTAGAAGAAAAGTGTAGTCCATATAGTTCGTCCGTAACTTATATACTAATATAAGAAATTACTTCCGAATATACAACTTATTAGTTAACTATTTTTTCAATAGCTTCTTTAACTATACCGCTTAATACTTCTTTTTTATCAATATCTAGATAATCATTAAGCTTTTCTGCAATAGTTTCTGAAAGAGTATTTATATCTTCTGCAGACATTACTAACTCTTTTTTAGTTACTACTTTGTTGTTTTCTAATATGACTTTTGATAGTTTCATAGTCTTTAATCTAATGGACCGTAATCACCTCGAGACATTGCATCACCAAATTCTCGAGACTCTTTTGTATCAATTGAAACGTAAATTGGATGATCATCTGCACCTTTAGGTCCTATGCCGTAATAAGAGCTAATTCTAATGCCTTCTAATTCGTTGCCTTCTTTTTCATGCATATCAATTACTTTTTTTACAGTAGCATATACTTCAAGTTTCCAACTACCTTTTGGTTTTATTCTTTTAGCAGTAGGATTAAATAATTTATCATCAGTTGGTATATTGATATATTCAATAGTTTCAGGCATTCTTTTTAATGCATCTTGAAAATCTTGTAAAGTATCAGCATTACCTAACCAGTCAACAGAGTATTTTTCTCCGTTTACTATACTAACGTCTTCTCTAAAGCCTTCAAATATGATACTAGATAATTTCATAATTAACAGCAGCTACAAGAACAATCACAAGGATCGCAATTACATGTTTTACAATTACAGTTCATAATTTATAAATTTTAAGCTCCAAATCACCAGTTCCTTTTATAAGACGGTGATAGGTCTCTTTTGGTATAAATAGTTTGTTTTTTGTTAATTCTTGAGGAAATTCATTATCAAGTTGAAACTTCCAGTCAGTATTGTGAGTAGCTTCAATATACCTATCCTCTTTATCTCTATGCCAAACATATTCAAACGAAGGTGTATCATTAGAAAACTCTCTAAGTACGTACCCTTCTTTATCGTTAGTAATTTCGTTGTAAGGTCTAGCCATTAATTATATTCTGATAATTTTCTTCGGCTTTATTCCAATCTAGTACTTCGAAAAAATCATCGATATAATCACCTCTTTGGCTTTTATGTTTGAGATAGTATGCATGCTCCCATACATCCATACCTACGATAACCTTTCCTTCTTTGCTCATTAATGGATTGTCTTGATTAGGAGTAGAAGTTATTTTTAACTCACCGTCATGGTGTACTAACCAAGCCCATCCAGAACCAAATTGACCTAAACCTGCTTCTTTAAACTTTTCTTTAAAGTCATCGTATGAACCAAAATAGTTTTCAATTTCTTCCTTTAATTCACCAACAGGTTGTTTTTCTGGTTTAGGAGATAATAGATTAAAGTATATATTATGGTTATATACTCCACCGGCATTATTTCTGACAGCACTATCGTACTGGTCTATATTATCAAATATTTCAGATAAAGGTATAAACTTACCTTCCAATGCTTTATTTAACTTAGTTACGTACCCTTTAAGGTGTTTGTTATGATGCTCCTCCATAGTTTCTTTATCTATGTGAGGTTCTAGTGCATTATACTTGTAGGGCAATTCTAGTAACTTAAATTCTTTCTGTTCGAACAAAATATCTTTTATTTTCATTTTACCAATATCCTGAAAAGTTAGAGCTTCCTCCTAATGATTTCCAATAACGTCCTATATTACAAGACCAGTATCCTGCTTTAGTTTTATCTTTCTTTTGAGCACATTTATGACGTGCAGCGAAAGATGCTCTTGCACCTCTCTTTTTTAATTTAACTGATAGGCCAGTATCTCCAAATGATACTTTCTTAACATTACCTTTTTTAGACTTTACATATACGTAGAATTTTTTACTACCTCCTCTTTTAGGTTTATTAAGCTGTACCTTTTTACCTCTGTACTCAGCTTCGGGTATGTAATCAACACTAGCTTTAAGCATATCAAAACCATTATAATCAAATGTTTCGTTTTGAATTGAAACTGCTTTTCTAAATCTTTCCATGTTTATATTACCCCCTATAGACTCTACTAATTCTTTTACTAGATCGTAATCGACCATTTCGTCTAAAGAAGCTGCTTCATCAATTATGTCTTCATTTTCGAACATTTCGTCAATGACACAA